ACGGTGCCGGCGAACCAGTCGGACGTGAGGACTGTGTTCGCGTCCAGCTCGAGCTTCGAGCGCGCGTGGTAGTAGCGGGTCTCCTCACCCAGGAGCGCGTGATAGAACTGGGTGCCGGCGAGATCCTGCAGAAACGTGGCGTTCGCCACGTTGCCGTCCAGGCTCTCGTACAGTTCCACCGTGGCCCCGCTTATCTCGGCCGGGAAGATCGTGACCAGGTTGTAGCCGGGGCCTGGAATCGCGGTGACGGCGATGGGCGGCGGGGGCGGATCGTCGACGTCCTCGACCGGCAGGACCACCGGCGGGATGTACTGGATCCGGTGGCAGGCGTTCGACAGGTCCTGCGCGCTGATGATCTCGGGACCAAGATACCCGGCGTACGGCTGCTCCGAGCGCGAACGCCGCTGGTGCGCGCGCGAGGGCATGAAGAAGACGGGAAATTCGGGCGAGTAGTACGGCTGCGCCACCGCGCCCGACACGCCGTAGAACTTGCCCGTGAGGTCGGGGGCCGTCACGAACGGGCCGGCATCGAGCAGCAGCAGGAGCGAGCCCGGGGCGCCGGCTCCGCCGGTGCCCGGATAGAAGTTCTTGCCCTGCTCGAGATGCGGCGTGGGGGCCGCGGTATCGGCGCCGCGCAGCGTGACCTGGCCGGAGGCGCCGATGTCGATGCGCCGGGCTGTGATGCACAGTCCCGCACCGCCCGCGCCGCCGGTACCACCGTTCTTGAGCAGGGTGCTCTGATAAACAACCTTGCCGCCGGGTCCGCCCCCTGATCCGCGCAGATCGGTCGGAACGCCCAGCAGGTTGTTGCCGCTGATCTGCAGGGTCAGGAACGGGAATGCCGCGAACCGGCCCTCGGTCGTCGGAATCGGCTGCGACTCGAGCTGCGGGTTGCCGCCCATCTCGGTGACGCGCAGCCCATCGAGGCCGCGGCTGTTGCCGATGAATCCCGGATTCCCGAGCAGGTATGGCGTCAGCGCGCCATCGTCGGCCACCCCCGGCAACCCGCCATAGTTGCCGTCGATCGTGCCGTTGATGACGAGGTCGCCCATCACCCGCAGCCAGACATTGCCGGCGATGCGCAGCGTGACGCCGTTGGGGATCGTCAGGTCGCCGAGCCAGTAGACGATGGCCTGCGATGCAGTGAGGTCCGCGCCGCCGTTGTAGGGCGTCCCTGGCGCCACCGTGAGCACATTGCCCGCGACCGTGACGCCGGCGATCGCCGAGAGCAACGTGCCCGCCGCGGAGTAGAACCCATCCGGCAGAGGGAAGCTCGAGAGGTCCGCCGGAGGCGTGGTCGACGGACGGGCCGTTGAACCGAACAGATCGACGTCCAGATCGCCGGTCGTGTGGTTGATGGAGATCTGCTGGATCTCCATCGCCTGGTCGATGAAGTCCCCGGCGCCGGTGTAGTTGCGCAGGTTCGCCACCTTCACACGAACGACGTCGCCCACCTCGAGCGACGCGAGCGATGGCACCAGGCTTCCGTCGAGCCCCAGCGGCGGCGCACTGTACCGATCGCGCAGGGCGTAGAGCCGCTGCCAGATCGTGATGTCTGTATGGCGCGAGCCGTAGATGCCTGGCCATTCGAGCTTCTTCAGGGGCGCCTTCCCATGCACCGCCTGGGAGGCCAAGTCCGTGAAGCGAGATTGACGCCGCGGCTCCTTCCCCTCGTAGCTCCAGTCGATCTGGAATACATTGATCATCCGGGACATCTGATGCTGCAGCCCGGAATGACTGACGAAGTGGTCCTCCGTGAGGGTTGCAACCGCTGCGGCATCCGAGGTCAGCGCCGCCATGCGGCGCAGGCCGAGGGTGCCGTCGGCGTACACCGGCGAGAAACACCCCATCGGCTGGAGGACCTTCTTCTCAAGGAAGGCCTTGCCATCCTGTGCCTTCTCGCCGGCGAAGCGCAGGATCAACGCCTGCGTGTGATCGCTCGTCTTCCAGAGGTCAGGGCCGATCCCCGTGAAGTCGCTGAGTTTCACCAGCGACGGATCGATGCCCAGGTGCCAGTGCGCCGGCAGGGTCCCGGATTGGCCGTGCAGCACCCCGGTCAGCAGCGCGAAGGCGAGCATCCCCGCGGGCAGCTCGAGGTAGACCACCTCCTCGACCTTGGTGCGCTGATCGGCTGCCGTCGTCGCATCGACGGCATGCGCCCGCGGCCGCGTGTTCAGCGCACCACGCTGACAACCGGTGAACGTATCCGGACCGATCCCCGACACCGGGCAGCGGATGGTCTCGTCCTGGATCTTGAAGTAGACGACGGTCTGGCCCGGAGCGTCCGAATAGGACGCGCCGTGCTCTACTCCGAGGAACTTGGCGGTGTCATACACCGCGATCGTGGTATCGGTCTCGCTGCAGGAGAGTCGCAGCCCGGTGGAGACCGGCTGGAAGATCTCCTTGCGCTGCTCCCGCGTGATGTCGGAGCACTGGATCGAGTAGGCACCGAAGTCGAATTCCGCGTCTCGGATGACCTGCGTCTGGAAGAGCGAGAACTCCGACCAGGTGAAGCCCTCAAACCCTCGGTAGAGGCGCACGGTCTTGCCGCGCAGACCCTTCGCGCTGTTGAGCTTGCTACGAAACTCGTTGGTGACCGTGCTGTTGCGATCGACCAGGCTGAAGGACATGGAGCCGATCTCTGACCGACCCTCGTCCGGAACGATGCGCTGAGAGACCGCTGACACGTCGCGGACGACGCCGTTGAGCACGGTCCCGGGAACGCCGGTGATGTCGTCGTGGCTCGTGAAGTAGAGCGAACCGACGTCGAAGACGATGTTGACGATGAGCCGGTCCCGGCGGTCACTTGCGCGATCCGCCTGCGAGAACTTCGGACTGAAGTACTTCACACTTCACGCAGTCGGAAATCGAATGCGAAGCGATCGAAGCGGTGGCCGAGTCCCGTCTGCAGAAAGCGCCGATCCGGATAGCCGTCGTCCTCTCGAATCACGCTGATCTCGTCGGATTCGACGTCGCTGAAGGGATTGAACTGGAAGGTCTGCCCATCGAGGGTGCTGTCGAGGAACTCGCGCAGAATGTCGACGAGGGGCTGGGCAACAGGCGCAACGCCGACGTCCCATGTAACGACGAGCCCGTGGAACAGCGTCTCGGTCTTGCCTGAGAGCGAGCGCTTGGGATGCACATTCGCATCAGTGCGTCGGTCGGCGCGCGTGAAGCGGAGCGGCAGGGTGTAAGAGAAATTCTCGATGTGGCCGGGAGCGAGGGAGCGCCGGGCTGTATAGGCGACGTAGGCCATCAGCCGCCCCTGATCTCTTGGGCCTGACGACTGTTGCCGGGGATCACGACGACGTCTGCGTCGAAGGCGTCCTGGATGATTCCCAGCAGGGCCTCACGTTCCGTGACCGGGCCATTGAACACGACGGTGATGCTCCGGTTCGGAGTCGCGCCCTGCGCGTCTGCGCTCGTCGTCGGCAGCGGGTTGGAGGGCGTTCCGAGGGACGTGCCGCCGATTCCGCCAGCGTTGCCGCTGGTGATGTTCGCAACCTCCAGCGCACCCGTCGCAGCAATGATGCCGATTTGGATCTTGCCGAGCAGCGCGACGCGGCTGGCAAGCGCGCCCGTGGGATCGACGGCGAGTGCTTTCGTTACCGCGACGGCGGTGTTCTGAACAGCCTGGGCAATCGCGAGGCCGCGACTCAGAAGCACCGCAGCGATCGCAGCGGCCTTGGAACGGACCGCCAGGGTGTTGAGGAAACCGAGCGCCGCATTGACCGTCGCCTGGCGCATCTGGATCTCGGTCTCGCTGGCGACCTGCGCCATGGCGAGCTGGGCCTTATAGGTCTCGTCGACGGCGTCCCGCTTCAGAAACTCGTACTGCAGGAACTCCTGCCAGTCCTGCTGGCGCGCCAGACTCGTCTGATCGGCGATGATCTGCTGCTGCTCAGCGAGCTGCTCCGGACTGAAGAGAGGCCCGAGGCTCACCCCTCCGAGGCGATCCAGTTCCTCCTTCGAAGGTGGCTTGAATAGTCCGCCCACGCCGCCTTGCGCGTTCGCGCCGCCACCACCGCCGGCGCGGCCCTGCCCCGGCTCCGATGCGGGCAGCGTGAGTGATGCTGCCGTCTGGAGGTTCTGCAGCTTGGGCTGCATGATCGCCAATTCCGCATTGATCTCCTTGAGCCTCGCCGCGAAACCACTGCCGGCCGGCGCTCCCGAGAGTTCGATCCGCTGCTTCTCATCGGCGAGCCGCTTCACCTTGACGGTGAGCTGGTCGATCTCGCTGAGACCATCGATGCCAACGATCGCAAGCGCGATGTCGCCGAGCGCCCTCTGAAAGAAGCTGTTCACCGTGGCCTTCAGCTTCTTCAACGCCTGGTCCGCCGCACTGACGGCCGCCACGGTCTGATTGTTCAGCGTGATGCCGAGGCGATCGGCTTCTGCGGTGAGTTTCTGGATTCCCGCCGAGCCCTGGTCAAGGAAAGGAATGAGTTCGTTTCCGGCCTTGCCGAAGAGCTCCATGGCGACGCGGGTCTTGTCCGCGGGGCTCGACAGGCGCTTGAAGCCATCAGCGATGGTCGCGAGCTGGTCCTCGAGGCGAAGATTGCGGATCTTCGATGCCTCAAGACCGATGGCGAGGAACGAGCGCGACGCCGTATCGCTGCCGGATGTGGCCTCAGAGAGGTTGCGCTGGAACGCCTTGATCCCGGTCGTCAGCGCGCCGAACTCAACGTCCGACTGCTCAGCGGCGAACTTCAGGCGAGACAGGGACTCGGCCGCGATGCCGCTGCGGGCCGCCGCATCGCCGATGGCGTCGGCCGCCTCGAACATGGCCTTTCCGTAGGCAATGATCGTCCCGGCAGAGAGAATACCGGGAAGCGCCTGGAAGGCCTTGGATACCACCGCCGTGCTGCCCTCGAGCTTGCGAAGGCTCGACTGCACCTTCTCCAGTTCGGCCGCGAACTTCGCGGAGCGCGCATCGAAGTCAACGGTGACTGTTCCGGCGGTTGCCACGTTTCGGCCTCTTGAGGTACTTGCGCGCGCTGGCGGAAAGGGATGTCTTCGGCGAGGGGTCCTTCAGCAGCAGGAAGCTCCGCGTCTCCCTCGGGGACTTGAAGTTGCCGGACGCATTGCAGACGGTGGCGTTGAGCTGGGCGAAGTGGACATCCGCCAGATGCTCTCCCCAAGGCGCAATGCGATAGGCCGCTTGCCAATCCGTGAACTCCTCGGAGCTCACTCGCTCACCGAGTTCCGCGACCGTGCAGTGCAGCGTCCTTGCCAGAAAGAACGCGAACAGCCGCTCCGGCCGCGATCTCAGTTTTTTTCGGCACTCTCCCCGCTGCGCGCAGCGAGCCCGGACCGATCGAGGATCGCCTGAGCGACGGAGAACACCATCGCGAGGCCATCGCCTTCGATGTCCCCGAAGACCTTGACCACATCCTCGATCGATTCGAAGACCCTCTCGCCGCTCGTGTTGACCACGCCGAGGTGCGTGACGAACGCGGCGATGCGGAAGCTCATCTCCTGAGCCCCGGTCTCCGCCTCCTTCATCGCTGCGACATAGTCGGCGAAGCACATGCGCTCGAAGGTATTGAGCCCCTTGATGTGAATCCGCTGGCCGTTCTCGAGATCGAAGGGCTCCGGGTTGCGGACCTTACGGAGCCCCTCGAATACTTGGCGCGGATCGGTCACGGCACGACGGTGATGTTGCCGTACACCTGGATGGTGAGCTTCACCTTGAAGGCGTTCTCACTGGTGCGCTCCTGGGGCGAGTACTCGGAGACGAACCCCTTGAAGCGCCAGGCCTCGGCCCCGGAATCGGAGAAGACGATCTCGAAGTTCCGGTACTGATTGAGCAGCGCGCGACCATCGGTGAACAGATCCTCGTGGGGCGTGTCACCGAAGTTGCGAACGACCGTCGCTTCGTAGGTCTGCGTCTCCAGCCCACCGCCGAAGGTCAGGGTGCCATCGGCGAGCGTGGTGACCTCGCTGATCTTCTTCTTGAACGGCGGAGGGGTGTCCGATTCGATGTAGCCGACGTTGCGCAGGGTGTCCGAAGCGTAGGCCGGCACCGACTCGGGAGCCGCGTTGACGGCGAGACCGATGCGGAACAGGCCGCCGGCGCCGGTGGAAGTGCCCATAGATCAATCCTCCGAGTGAACGATGCTGAAGTCGTGAACGAGATGACGGAGCTTTCGCTCCCCGTCTTCTTCCGAGAAGTCCGAGAAACTCTGCAGTTGGCAGGCCTTGATCGACGTCGTCCCCATGAGGCCCCGGAAGCCGTCGAGCGCATCGCGGATCTCGTCCGAGACGCCGAACATCGATTCGAAGTCGCGCCCATAGACGTCGATGCGCCAGGTGCCACGCCCCAGGATGACTTCGCCACCGAGGCCGCGATCGACGGAGCCCGAAATCCGCGTGACGGCGACAGCCGGATAGGCGGTCTCCTGCGGCAGCAGAGACGAGTGCACGCGAGTGCCAGCTCCCGTCTGCCGTGCCTTGAGGAAGGCCACCAAGTCCTTATCGATCACTTCAACTGCCTCCGGATC